CAGAGCGACGTCGGGCCCTTCACCGTCGAGCCCGGCGCCAACCTGTCGTTCACGGTCAACAACGGCGTCAACGGCGTTGACAGCCCGGACGTCGTCGTCAGCTTCGCCACCAGCAACGCGACGCCCAACCTGCAGCAGGTGACGGCCGAGCAGCTGAAGAACGTCATCAACGCCGCCGCGGCCGGCCAGCTGGTCGCCACGGTGCTGAACGGCCGCGTGCTGGTCAGCCAGCTGCGGCGCGGCAACGGCTATCGACTGAAGGTCAACGACGGGCTGCTCGCGCCGAACATCCGCCTGAAGTTCGACACCGGGGCGCAATTCGGCAGCGCCGACGGCGACCCCACCGCGCCCGCCTTCCGCCCCGCATTCAACGTCGTCGCCGGCGCGAACGAGGCGCGGCCGCTCGCGCATGGCGACGACGGTTCGCCGGTCTCCAACTTCGACCTGATCGGCACGGCCGACCGCAAGACCGGCCTGCACGCGCTGGACGACGTGAACGACGTCAACTTCATCGCGATCCCCGGCGCCACCGATGCGGCGGTGGTCGGTGCCGCGATCGGCTACTGCGGCACCCGCCAGGACTGCTTCTACATCGCCGATGCCCCCGGCAAGCGCGACAAGGACACGCCGGTGACCGACCCGGCGCATGCGCGCGACTTCATGCGCAACCGGGTCAGCCCGAAGAACAGCTACGGCGCGCTCTACTACCCGTGGCTGGAGATTGCCGACCGCGCCGGTGCCGGCAAGAACCCGAAGCGCTTCGTGCCGCCGTCGGGCTTCATGGCCGGCATGTACGCGCGCATCGACAACCAGCGCGGCGTGTGGAAGGCGCCGGCCGGCACCGAGGCCGGCATCATCGGTGCGATCGGCCTCGAGTACTGCGTCACCGACAGCGAGCAGGACATCCTGAACCCGATCGGCGTCAACTGCATCCGCCAATTCGCCGACAGCGGCATGGTGGTGTGGGGCGCGCGCACCTTCGCGACGCTGTCCGATCCGGAATACCGCTACGTGCCGGTGCGCCGCTACACCATCTACCTGCGCCAGAGCATCTACCGCGGCACGCAGTGGGCGGTCTTCGAGCCCAACGACGAGACGCTGTGGGGCGCGCTCAAGGCCAACATGGATGACTTCATGATGGGCGAGTTCCGCAAGGGCGCGCTCGCCGGCGCCACGCCGGATCAGGCCTTCGACGTCAAGTGCGATGCCGAGCTGAACCCCGAGGCCGAGGTCAACGCGGGCCGGGTGAACATGGAGATCCGCTTCGCGCCGCTGAAGCCGGCGGAGTTCGTGATCATCCGCATCAGCCAGAAGTCGCAGCGCCCGCAGGGCTGAGGCCGCATCGCCATGCCGCCGCGCACGTCCAGCTTCGACCCGTACCGCACCTTCAAGTTCAGGGTGCGGGTGAACGGCGCCACCATCGCCGGCGTGACCAAGGTGTCGGCGCTCGGGCGCAGCGTCGCCTCGAGCGAGCTGAAGGAAGCCGGCGATTTCCTCGGCGCGCGCCAGATGCCCGGCCAGGTGAGCTACGACGAGGTCACGCTCGAACAGGGCTGGAGCGCCGACAGCGCGCTCGAGGCCTGGGCCAACGAGGTGACCCGCCTGCATGCCGATCCGTCCGGCGTGAAGCAGTTCAAGCGCACCGTGTTCATCGACGTCTTCGCGCTCGACGGCAATGCCGGCAGCCCGGGTGGCTCGGCGCCGGCCACCAGCTACCGGCTCGACCGCGCCTGGGTGTCGAAGTACGTCGCGATGCCCGAGCTGTCGGCCGCCGACGGCGGCATCGGCATCCGCAGCGTGACCCTGCGCCACGAAGGCTGGGAACGCGTCTGACGCCCGTCATCACCCGTCCCACACCCCACACGAAGGAGATCTCCATGCCCCCGCGCACTTCGCAGTTCGATCCCTACCGCAAGTTCAAATTCCGCATCAAGATCAACAACACGCTGGTGGCCGGCCTCACCAAGTGCTCGGCACTGACGGTGAGCGTGGAGTCCAAGGACTTCCGCTCCGGCGAGATGGACAGCTACAAGCACAAGCTGCCCGGCATGGTCACCTTCGAGCCGATCACGCTCGAGCAGGGCGTGACCCAGGACAAGACCTTCGAGCAGTGGGCCACCGCGATGGCCAACTTCCTCGGCAACAAGGGCGCCGACGCGCAGAAGACCCCGGACGACTTCCGCAAGGATCTCGACATCGAGATCTACAGCCTCGACAACCAGCGCGTGAAGGCCTACCGCGTCTACAACTGCTGGACCTCGAAGTACACCGCGGTGCCGGACCTCGACGCCAACTCCGGCGACGTGATGATCCAGACGCTGGTGCTCGAGAACGAAGGCATCCAGGTGCTGCAGTGAACGTCGACCGCGAGGCCGGGGAGTCGCTGGCGCAGCGCCGCCTGGTGCTGCCGGCCGGGCTGCTGCGCGCCGACGGCAGCGTGTGCCGCCGCGTGCAGGTGCGCGCGCTGACCGGCGCCGACGAAGAGGCCCTGTTCGAACGCGACACCGAGTCGGGCAGCGCACGGGTGACGGCCTTCCTCGCGCGCGCGATCGAGTCGATCGACGGCCTGGACGAGCCGGTCGACGAGGCGCTGCTCGCGCGCATGCAGTTGGGCGACCGCGACTACCTGCTGCTGCGGCTGCGCCAGATCGAGCTCGGCGATGCGGTGCACCAGGTGATGCGCTGCCCGGCCTGCGCGCGCAAGGTGGACGTCGACTTCGCGATCAGCGAGCTGCCGGTGCGCCGGCTGGCCGCGCCCGAGCCGGCCTACCGCCTGACGCTGGCGGACCACGAGGCGCTGCTGCGCCTGCCGACCGGGGCCGACCAGCAGGCGGTGGAGGCGATCGCGCTGCACAACCCGGCAGCGGCGAACACGCGGCTGTTCTCGCGCGTGGTGCTGCAACTGGACGAACGCACGCCGGACGAGGAGGACGCGCGCGGCTGGAGCCCGGCGCTGCGCGCTGCGCTGGTGGCCTGGCTGAGCGCCAACGCGCCCGGCCCCGACCTGTTCCTCGACCTGGCCTGCCCGCACTGCAACGCGGACATGAGCTACGCCTTCGACCTGCCGGCTTTTTTTTTGCCGAGCGACTGACCGGACTGGAGCGCCTGATGGAAGAGGTCCACGTTCTCGCGCTGCACTACCACTGGTCGGAGGCCGCGATCCTCGCGCTGCCGCGGCCGAAGCGGCAGCGCTACCTCGCGCTGCTGGCGCGGCATCTCTCGGCCGCACAGGCGGGTGAAGCATGAGCAAGGATGCGGTGCAAGAGACGTTCGCGCTGGCGCGACGCGGGCTGCCGCTGGCCGGTCGCGAGCGTGGCACGCTGCGCGGCGGCTGGCTGCCGACCGCCGCGCGCCGGCCGGCCCTCGCGGCGCAGGTGCCCGTGCCGATGCCGGCCTCACCGGTCGCCGGCACGATGCCGTCGCCGGGTGCGGAACCGTGGTGGGCCGAAGCCGCGGAGTGGGTGCCGCGCGAGCAGGCGATCGACCCGCCGGTGGTGCGGCAGTCGCCCTCGACGGCAGGCGCGGTGCCGGTCACCGCGCCGATCGCCGGGCTGGCGGCAGACACCGCGGCAGCCGTGCCGGTTCAGGATCCGACCGGCCATCCGGTCGCGGAGATGCCGCCGCAGGTCGACGCGTCACCGGCCCGGCTGGTGCACACACATGGCGTCTTCGGGCCGGGATCGTCCGATGCGCAGGCCGTGCCGTCCCTCGAAGGCGGCATTCCGCCGCGCCATCGCGCGGCGCCGCCGGTGCCGATGGCCGCTGCCCAGTCGCTGCCCGCCACGGACACCGCGCGCCCTTCGGCCGACCCGCCGACCGAGGCACCGCCGTCTCGCACGTCGCCGCCGCGCCACGGAACCCGCGTGGCGGCCGAGGTCGAGGCGATGCCGGCCGGGCCGAGCGCGAGCCCGGCGTTCGACGCCCCGCCGCGACCGACCGGCACGCAGGCCGACCACCCGTCGGGTCCGGCCGCGCACGCCATGCCCGCGCAGGCAGCCGCCGCACCCGGCGCGGTGGTGCCGCGTGCGCCGGAACACGCACCGCCGCAGAGACCGGCATCGCCGCGCAACGCCCCGCCCACGTTGACCGAGCGTCAACCGATGGGCGAACCCGGCCCGCGTCCGGTCCTCGCCCGCGTCGTGCCGCCGACCGACATCGCCGACCTGCTCGCCCCGCGACCGCAGCGCCCGCCCGAGCTCAGCATCGACCGCATCTCGGTGACCGTGCAGGCCGCGCCCGCGGCCGCACCCGCCGCGGCCGCGGCACCGGCCACCGCAGCCGCCGCGCCGCGCGGTTCGCCGGCGCACAGCTACCGCAACCCGTGGTCCGGCTACCACGCACGCCGGGACTGACGCGATGAAGCAGCCCACTTCCCTGCAGGTGCAAAGCGTCCACATCGTGACCGACCGGCCGCTCGGCGACGCGCAGGCCCGCACGCTCAGCCGCGCGCTGGCCGGCCGGATCCAGGGCGCACTGGCCGAGGCTCAGGGCGCCGTGGCGCGTGTGCGCATCGGCGAGCTGCGCATCGCGCTGCCCGGCGACGCGCTGCACGACCGCGACGCGCTGGAGCGCTGCGCCCGCGGCGTCGCGCAGCGCATCCTCGATCGCTGAGCCATGTCCGACTTCGTCCTGCGACCCAAAGTCCTGCGCGGCGCCTTCGTCGAGTACGGGCTGTCGCTGCCGCCGCTGCTGTTCGCGTTCCAGTTCAACCCGGAGACCCTGACGCGCAGCCGCACCGCCAGCTACACGCCGGCCGGCGCGGACGGCAGCGGCAACGGCTGCCGCGAGGGCAGCGAAGCGCAGCAGCGCGCCTGCCTGTCGCAGGTGCAGGTCAGCGAGGAGACCATCGGCCTGACGCTCACGCTGGATGCCACCGACGACCTCAACGACGGCGGCGGCCTGGCCGGCCAGTTCGGCATCGGCCCGCAGCTGTCGGTGCTCGAGCTGATGATCTACCCGAAGACCGACCAGCTGTTCGGCTTCCCGATCGGCAACCTGCTCGGCGGCGCCGACCAGTTCGGCGCCGCCCAGGCCAAGACGATCCCGATCCTGCTCTTCGTCTGGGGCCGCAAGCGCGTGATGCCGGTCGTGATGACCAGCCTCAGCATCACCGAGCAGGAGTACTTCCCCGACCTGAACCCCAAGCGCGCCACCGTCGCGGTGCAGCTCAAGGTGCTCGAGGGGTTCAACCCGCCCTACCTCTACTCGCACGGCTGGCGCATCGCGCTGGCCGCGATGAACCTGGGCAACATCGGAGACTTCGCCAATGTTTTTTGACGGCTCCCGCTACCTGCGCGTGGCCGATGCCATGCTCGTCGACGGCACCGGCCGCAGCGTGCCGCTCAAGTGCACGCGCGAGACCGCGGCCACCGACCTCGCGCTCACCTACCAGGTGCGCACGGGCGACCGGCTCGATGCGCTCGCGTTCAAGTTCTACCGCGACGCGCGCAAGTGGTGGCTGATCGCCGACGCGAACCCCGACGTGCTCGCGCTCGAGCAGCTGCTCGAACCCGGCCGGCTGCTGCGCATCCCGCGCGACCGCAACGCCTGAACCGCGAGGTCCACCGCCATGCCGTCGATCCCCTCGCCCTCCGACCGCTCGTTCTCCTGCGCCGTGCTGGTGAACGGCGAAGCGGGCTCGCTGCTGCAATGCATCCAGCGCGTCACGGTCGACGAGGACCTGGACGTGGGCTCGTCCTGCGCGATCGAGCTCGAGGCCTGCCGCAACGAGGACGGCAGCTGGCCCTACCTGGAGGACGAGAACCTGCAGGTCTGGAACCGCATCACCGTGCTGGCCTCGTTCCCGAAGCAGGCCGAGGTGGTGTTCGACGGCTACATCTCGCACGTCGGCACGCGCACCAACGCGCAGTCGGCCAACATGACGGTCGAGATCCGCGGCGTCGACGCCTCGTACCACATGAACCAGCTGGAGAAGACGCGCATCTGGCGCGGCATGACCTACGAGGCCATCGCGGCCGAGATCTTCCTCGACTACCAGTTCAAGACCTTCATCGCCGACCCGCCGGCCGGCGCCGACCCGCCGGTGCAGGTGGCGCAGCGCTGCACCGACCACCGCTTCCTGCGCGAGCTGGCGCGCCGCCGCGGCTACGAGTTCCACGTGCTGGGCGCGAATGCCTATTTCCGCCCGCCCGACCTGACGATGGCCCCGCAGAAGGTGATCGCGATCCACTTCGGCGAGCAGACCAACTGCGACGACCTGCAGTTCGACACCGACGGCACCGCGCCGACGCAGTCCGACGTCGCCTACTTCGACGCGCTGGAGGGCGTCGCGCGCAGCGACCCGCAGACGCAGTCCGACCTGCCGGCGCTCGGCAGCAAGCCGCTGTCCACGCTGCGCGGCGCGGTGCAGATGCCGCAGGGCCGGCGCATCGCGCGCGGCATGGGCTTCTCGAGCCCGGCCCAGGCGGCCGGCTACGCCGCCGGCATGCTGCGCCGCAACGACTGGTGGATCGGCGCGCACGGCAGCATCAGCGGCCTGCGCTACGGGCACGTGCTGCGTTCGCGCAAGCTGGTCGCGGTCAAGGGCGCCGGCCCGAACCTCAACGGCAACTACTACGTGCGCAAGGTGCAGCACAGCCTCGGCTCGCGCAGCTACGAGATGCAGTTCGAGTTGGCGCGCAATGCGCTCGGCCGGCTCGGCACCGAGCCCTTCGAGGGCGAACACCCGGACGACATGAGCCCGCCGGCCGCCGGCCCGGGCGCGGATGCCGATGCGATCGCGGTGGCCGCGGCCGGCCCGCGGGTGCTGCCGGCCTGACAGGACAGGAGAAACGCAGATGAACCGAGACGATGCAGTCGCCCAGGCCGGCAGCGAGCGGGTCGAACGGCTGGAGAACCAGCACTTCGGCAAGTACCGGGGCGTGGTCATCTCCAACCGGGACCCGCAGCAGCTCGGGCGGCTGCGCATCTGGGTGCCCAGCCTGTTCCCTACCCCGGACAACGCCACGCCGACCTCCGACACCGACCCGAGCGTCACCGACTGGGCCTGGCCCTGCCTGCCGTTCGGCGGCAGTGCCGACCAAGGGCTGTTCTTCGTGCCCGAGGAAAAGTCCAAGGTCTGGGTCGAGTACGAGGAGGGAAACCTCGACAGCCCGATCTGGGTCGGCGTGTTCTGGTCGGCGCCGGGCGGTGCGACCGAGATCCCGAAGGAAGCCGCGAAGATGGAGGACCACCAGCCGGCGCGCCGCGTGCTGAAGACCTCGAGCGGCCACGTGCTCGAGTTCTGCGACGTCAAAGGCAAGGAGACGGTCACGCTGCGCCACATGAGCGGCGCGATGCTGCACTTCGACGAGCATGGCAGCGTCTCGATCGGCAACAAGCAGGGCACGCTGGTGTACCTGAACGCGCAGGACACCGAATACGCCTTCGCCGACAAGAACGGCAACAACGTGCGCCTGGGCGACAGCGGCCTGACGCTGACCAACGGCGACGGCACGGTGATCGACATGGCCGGGCCGTCGGTGCAGGTGGTGGCCAAGAACGTGATGCTGCGCAGCGACACGATCCAGCTCGGCGAAGGCGCGACGGAGCCGGCGATCCTCGGCCGCACCTTCGCCGCGATCTTCGACGCCCACACCCACCCGACCGCGCTCGGCCCGAGCGGGCCGCCGCTGCCGGTGCCGATGCCGCTGTCGTCGCCGATGCACCCGGCGATCTCCAAGTCGGTGACCCTCAAATGAAAGCCGCCCGCCATGAGCTGCACCTGCGAGTTCCCGACGCTGCCGCTGCCGCAGCTGGTGATCCCGCTGCCGATCCCGTCGCTGCCGGCGCTGCCCTCGCTGCCGGCCCTGCCGAAGCTGCCGTCGCTGCCCGGGCTGCCGTCGCTCTCGCTGCCGCTGCCGCAGCTGGTGATCCCGCTGCCGATCCCCTCGCTGCCCGCGCTGCCGTCGTTGCCGGCCCTGCCGAAGCTGCCGTCGCTGCCCGGGCTGCCGTCGCTTTCGTTGCCGCTGCCGCAGCTGGTGATCCCGCTGCCGATCCCGTCGCTGCCGGCGCTGCCGTCGCTGCCGGCCTTGCCGAAGCTGCCGCCATGTCCGTGCTGAACGCGCACCCCGGAGCACGGCCATGCTGAAGGCCGGCACCCTGGCCGGCGAAGCGCTGGAGGCCGGCAGCATGGCGCGCGCGATCGAGGACGCGATGGTCGCGTTCGGCGTGCTCAAGCTCGATGACGAGACGCCGGACGCCGCCGAAAGCCGGCGCAAGGCCTTCCTCGCGATCGCCACCGGCGTCGTCAACCACCTGGTCGGCAACCTGGAGGTGGTGATTGCCGTCAACAAGCTGGGCACGCTGCCGCTTGCGCAGACCACGCTGCTCGGCGCCTCGGGAGAGATCCGATGAGCACCGAACGCTACCTCGCCTTTCCGTTCGGCCTCGACGCGAGCGGCGCGGTCGGCGCGTGCGACCTCGACGGCGCGATCCGCGGCCGCATCGAGCAGGTGCTCTTCACCGCACCGGGCGAACGCGTGATGCTGCCCGAGTTCGGCTGCGGCGCGCGCGACCTGGTGTTCCAGGGCAACAACGAGGTGCTCGCCGCAGCCACCGAGTTCACCGTCGCGAAGGCGCTGCAGACCACGCTCGGCCGGCTGGTGATGGTCAACGGCGTGCAGGTGACGCAGGACGAAGAGACGCTGCGCATCGAGGTCATCTACACGAAGAACCGCGACCTGGAGCGCGAGCGCGTGGTGTTCCAGCTGCTGCCGCGCGAAGGGGGCAACCGTGGCTGAGCCGCTCGACTGCCTGGCGGTCGACTGCGGGCGCGCCGCTCCGCTGCCGCCTGCGGTGCCGCGCTCCTACGCCGGCGTCGACCTGATGGCGCACGACTTCGACAGCCTGCTGCGCGCGATGCTCGACCAGCTGCCCCGCCTCGCGCCCGACTGGGCCGACCGCTCCGAGGCCGACCTCGGCATGGTGCTGCTGGAACTGTTCGCGCACGCCGGCGACCAGCTCGCCTACCTGCAGGACCGCGTCGCGCTCGAAGGCTACCTGCGCACCGCGACGCAGGCCGAATCGGTGCGCAAGCTGCTGCGCCTGATCGACTGGCAGATGGACCCCGGCCGCGCCGCCGAGGCCCCGGTGCTGTTCGAATGCACCGGCACGACGCCGATCTTCCTGCCGCGCGGCTTCGCGCTGCGCACCGCGGCAACCGGCACCGCCGCGCCGGTGGTCTACGAGACGGTCGACGACGCGGTGCTGGTGCCGGCGCTCAGCGCCGTCGCGCTGGCGGTCGACGCGCCCAGCAGCGCCGACGGCCGGCAGGCCGTGCTGCAGGCCGACCTGGGCGCCGCGCTGCAGGCCGGCGCCTGGCTGCTGTTCCAGCAGGGAGATGCGCGCGAATGGGCGCAGGTCGCGGCCGCGGCCTTCCTGCCGGCCAGCACGACCGTCACGCTCACGCAGCCGCTCGCGCGGCGCTACAGCGCGGCCGGCGACCCGGCGCACGGCCTGCCGCCGGCCCGCGTCCACGGCAACCGGGTGCGCGCGACGCACGGTGCCTCGCAGCGCCTCGAACAGCGCGGCAGCGGCACCCCGGCGCAGCGCCTGGCGCTGGAGCTCGCACCGCTCACCTGGGTGTGGGACGAGGCGCGGCAGGCCGCCGCCAGCACGCTGTCCGTCACCGTCGACGGCCGCGCCTGGACCGAGGTCGAGGACTTCATCGACAGCGCCGCCGCATCGCTGCACTACCGGGCCTCGCGCGACAACGACGGCTACCTGACGGTTCATTTCGGCGACGGCGACTTCGGGGCCGCGCCGCCCGACGGCAGCGCGATCGTCGTGCAGCACCGGGTGGGCCTCGGCAACGCCGGCCACGTCGGGGCCGACACGCTGACGCAGTTCGACGCGCGCAGCTTCCCGGACCCGAGCCAGAAGATCCTGCGCGTGCGCAACCCGCTGCCGGCCACGGGGCCGCGCGAGCCGCAGGCGCTGCAGCAGGCGCGCCTGCTCGGCCCGGCGCAGCTGCGCGTGCAGGAGCGGGCGGTCGTACCCGAGGACTTCGAGCGCGTGCTCGCGGCCGGCGTGCGGCTCGGGGGCCGGCGCATCGTGCCGCTGCAGAGCCGGGCCCGCATCCGCCACACCGGCAGCTGGAACACGGCGGTCGTCAGCGTCGACCTGCCGGAGCGCCGGCGGCTCGCCGCCACCCCCGGCCTGCGCGAGGCCTTCGAGGCCGCGCTGCAGGCGCGCAAGATGGCCGGCACCGACGTGCGGGTCGAGGACGCCCGCTACTGCGCGCTGCACCTCGCGCTGCGCATCGACGTGCAGCCCGGGCATTTCGCGCGCGACGTGCGCCAGGCCGTCGAGCAGGTGCTGGTCGGCACGCAGGGCGGCGCCTTCCTCGCGCCGGGGCGGTTCCGCTTCGGCCAGGCCGTGCACCTGTCCGACCTGTACGGCGCGGTGAGCGCGGTCGAGGGCGTCGGCGCGGTAGCCGTCACCCGCTTCAAGCGGCTGGGCGACCGCTACCCCGACAGCGAGGCCCAGGGCTTCATCCCGGTCGGCGCCCTCGAGGTGGCGCGCTGCGACAACGACCCCGCCGCCCCCGAGTCCGGTGTGCTGTACGTGCGCACGCGCGGCGGCAAGGAAGGGTGAGCAGGATGGATGACACCTTCGACCTGTTGCCGGTGACGGCCCGCTGCCGGCCCGCGCTCGCCCGCATCGACTACGCCGCCGACGACCTCGCCAGCCTGCGCGCACGGCTGCTGCAGCGCCTGCCGCTCGCGCTGCCCGGCTGGAACCCGCAGCTCGCGCAGGCCGGCACCGACCACGGCGTGCTGCTGACCGAGCTGTTCGCGCAGATGGCCGCGATCCTGCAGGCCTACACCGACCAGCGCGCCAACGAGGGCTTCCTGCGCACCGCCACGCAGGCCCGCTCGCTGATCGACCTCGCGCAGCTGATCGACTACCGGCTCGGCAACGGCGCGAGCGCGAGCGCGCTGCAGGCCTTCTTCGCGAAGCCCGGGCAGTCCGGCCGGCTTGCAGCCGGCTTCCGGCTCAACGCGCTGCCCGGCGGCGGCGCGCCGGCGCTGGTGTTCGAGACCTCGGCGGCGCTCGACGTCGACGCCTCGCGCAACCTCATGCGGCTGTCGGGCCACGACCGCTGCGACCGCCTGCTGCGGCTGCGTGCCGCGGCCGGCGACGCGCAGGACACCGTGGTGCTGCTCGATGGCCTGTACGGCGGAATGAAGGCCGGCGTGCCGGTGGTGTTCGAGGCGCTCGACGACGGCGTGGTGCGGGCCGCGCTGCCGCCGTCCGCGGTCACCGAGGTGGACGGCGCGACGCGGCTCGGCTGGACGGCCGGCCGGCCGGCCGCCGACCTCGACCTGCCGATCGCCGACCTGACGCTGCACGGCCGCCCGCAGCAGACCGCGCGGCTGGCGGCGGCCGAGCGCGCCGACGAGATCACGCTCGGCCAGAACCAGCTGCCGGTGGCGAACGCCAGCATGTTCGCCGTCGGCGGCGCGGTGCTGGTCGACAGCGGCGGCCTGCAGATGGCCGTCACCGTGCTGGCCCGCCAGGTGATCGCCGGCAAGGCGCCGGCCGGCACCGTCACGCTCAGCCGCGGCGTGCCGGGCTCGCTGCGGCGCTCGGCGACACGGGTGCTCGAAGGCACCGCCTGCGGCTACGCGGGCAGCGCC